GGAACTGTTGATAGAACTTTCTACGATCTCTCTGTTGAGGGTTCTCCCAAATCTCCAATGCATCATAGTCTTCCCATTCAGATTCTTTACCTGCGATTTGTAGGTTTCGAGAAGAGGTGAACTCTTTGAAGTATTTGGTTCTTCCATTTGGTCTGCCGATATAAACAACCTTTGGAATAGTTCCAGCATGAAATTCAGCAAACTCCATGCCAGATGCCATTGGTAAATCAACAGTAGTTGTGCCGATAGGGCATTTTAGAATAGTTGCAACTTCATTACACTCAGTGGCATTGGCTGCGATAGTCCAGCGTGACCAATCTTCATCAGGTAACAGTTCCCAAAGGAATGGAAGATCTGGATCGTCATTCAAAAAGATAATGCGACCTTTGTGTGCTTTAATCATCTCAACAGTTTTATCCCAGTACTTCTGATAGAACTGTAAGTTAGTTCCACCGAACTCAAGCATAAGAACATCACATTCCTGATAGTCAGAGAAAGTTTCAAACCCATCATCTTTAGTTGGATCTGTTGCTTCTGATAAAGGAATGATTCGATAACCAAAGTCAAGCATGTTCTTGAATAGAGCAACACGTTTCTCTACCCAAGCACCACGAACACCATTCTCTTTATTGGTCAAACCAATCTTACCAGAAACTCTGCGATAACCAACTTTAGTTCCAGTATTGCTAGAGTTCTTAGAATAGAACCACTCTAGCAATCTTTCTTCACCAAGAAACTCATGTAGTGACATAATAAACCTTACGCAAAAAATTCATCAAGGGATCCAGACTTTTGTGAATCTGGATGATATTTAAGTAACTCTTGTTCACCTAGTTTGTCTCTGCAGTATTCATACCACTCATCAGAAGTCCACATACCTTCGGAAACACCATTCCAAAGTTTACGTTGCATTGGATGTTCAGGATTCTTTCTGCGAGATTCAACAAACTCATAACGACAGTTCTCATATTCCCAAGAACCCAATTCAAGCATCTTCTCACGGAAGTAGCAAACCAAACTGATACGCTCAGATCCTTCTTCACAAACAATAGGCGTATTACCATGCATAACATCATGGTTGTTAATCAATAGCAAGTCACCTGGACGTGGATTAACAGCAACACGATACTCAGGTGCAATCAAATAACCACCACTGTAACGTCCATCGTTTGACAAAGTCAATAGATTTGAAAGACCACTATTCAAATCACCAACGTCTGTATGGGCAGCAGTTCTGAAAGTCTTATTTACAGTAACAGTTGTAAAAGGAGTTCCAGGAACTAGGAAACGAGGATCGACTTGTATCGCTGCTTTCATCTGTGCTTCATAACGCTGTGGAAGTAAATCCCTAAAACCATTGGATAATGTTTGTAGGAATGGGTAAGCAAGTGCAAACTTCTCTGGATTCTTGGCAGTATAAGATGTTGCACGACCATAAGGAATGCGAGGATAACGATCGAACCAACCTGCGATACCAGAGTAAACTGAGTTAGCGTAGGTAGTTGCACAAATCAATTCATCAGCAACAAAGTTTGCTTCTTTGATCTGTTCTTGTCTTGGTAGTGCACGAACTTTCTCAACCCACTGGTCGAAATTAAAATTGGTAGACTTAGTTCTTTCAATAGACCAAACATTATTGCGATTAGATGGAGTAGGTGGTTTACCTTTGTATCGTTTGATAATGTCCTCAACAGGATCTCCTGCAAGACCAGAATATGGATCTAGGAAATACTCAACCATTTCAGATTCATATTCAGTAACCCATTCACGATTACCCAACTTCTCACCACGTGGACCTGCTGCAGCACCACGATTCTGTGTTTCAGTTGCAGCTTCACGAAGACCTGCATACGCTTGGTCTTGCTGTTCTTTGGTGAAGAAGTTCTTACGGAACTTCAATACAATCCTATCTTCATTGATAGGATCTTCACCATAAGGTGCTGGCATGTAAACATCCGTATCTTCTTCAATAAGATGATCGTAATGATTCTCGTCAACGAATTGACCAATCAAATGTTTACAATCAATCTTTTTATCGGCAACAATAACTTTAACTGTCATATTATTCTCCTAAAACTTAAATCCACTAAATTCGTTTTCACTATGTAGTCGTTTGCCAAAATCTGATTTATCAAATACTGGCTCGTCTCGTTCTTTGGTCCCAACATCAGACAAACCTGCTTGCGCAGAAACTTCAACATCATACAACTTCATCTTAGATCTATCAATACCAACCACAAACCTCTTGTAGAAATTTGGGTCATTGTAACGATTCTTCAACTGTTTAACAATAATCTGGTTTAACTGTTCAAGTTCTTCATTACTAACCAACGCAAACATAAAGTCAGCTGTAGCTGGCAAACCAAACGACTCAGAAGTATCTTCAAGTCCTGGATCTGAATTGGTGAAACCAGATCGAGTAGTTTGTGTAGCAGAAACAATGGGAACATTACATTCTACTGCCAAGCCACGAAGTTCTTCAGCAATCGCCTTAATATATGTATAAGAGTTCACACCATGTGTTTGCTTCATTCTAGACGAAGCACAGATATTCAGATAATCAATAAAGATAATATCTGGAGTAAACTCTCTCTTCATTTTTAATTCTTCCATCAAAGCACGGAAATGACCAGCATGAGCACCAGCAGTTGGATACTCTTTAACAATCAGTGTTCCTTGTGTCTTTGTAGCAATCTTCTGTAGACGAGAATCAAAGATATCTCTGTCAACAACTTTTAATTCATCCATGGTTAGGTTGAGTAAGTTTGCATCGATACGTTCAGCGATACGTTCTTCTGCCATCTCCATTGTTATGTATAAAACATTTTTACCCTGCATCAGAACACTGGCTCCAACGTGACACATAAACAACGACTTACCAACACCTGTTCCTGCCAAAGCAATATTCAAAGTTTTCTTACTTAAACCACCTTTGGTGATTTTATTGAACATCTCAAGATCGAAAGGAATCTTCTCTTCAACCCTGTGATAAAAATCATATCGTTCATTAGCATCTTGAATGTAGTCATGACCAACGTGATTATCAAAGCAAACACCAAGTGCTTCGCTAAGAATATTAGGAATAGCATCTTGCTGATGAACTTTGTCTCTACCATCAATAATTTGAATTGACTTTAGAATCGCATTATAAACTGCTCGGTCTTTACAAAACTTCTCAGTCTGAGTAGTCAACCATTCTTCATTAGGTTCTTTGTTAGTCAACTCTTTGGCATACTGTAGAAACTCAGGAACTTCTTTATCAGTCAACCCTGTAATGTTTCCAATCTCAATAGCCAGAATCTCAGGCGATGCTGGTTTATTATACTGCTCAAAAAACTGAACTAAGATTTTAGCAATAGCACTTTCTTTACGATCAGCAAAATACTCAGTCTTTAAATGAGGAACTACCTTTCGGCAGAACTCCTCATTGTGAATCAGGTTCGATAGGATCGCCTGTTCTATTCTCATCAACACCACCTGTATACGTTAAATTATTATTAGCAATACCTTCATGAATAAGATCTTGAAGTATATCACCTATGTATTTCTCAAAGGGTTTCATATCAGTGATAACCTTATCGCTGTAGTCAAGAACTTCATATTCAAAACTAATTTTCAAAGCATCGTTGGTTTCATCTTCTTCGAAACCAACTCTACCATATTGATAAATTATACCTTCATATGCACCATCTGTCAACTTTATCGCATCATGACCATTACTGCGATTTTGCACAGCAGTATAATTACGTAGATTATTCTTCATCATCAATTGCAGCAAGTTCTGCATCAATATCTTCATCTTTAAGGATATCTGATGAACCTACTTGATATTTGTTTTTAACAAACTCAATAAAAGACTTTTGCATAAGCACTGGCATCCAAAAATCTTTAGTGTCTGTATCTTTGAGACGATATTTCTTATCCTCAATCACACCATCTTGGTCTACCTTGGAATACCAACCATTGCTTGGCTTAACAACATGCCCACTTTCGAGTGCGATATCGAGTAAACCAGACCAACGGCTAATACCACCATCATGATATACAGTAACAGGAATCTTTGACTTCTCACGAACATAACGAGATTTCTCCACGTTGATAATAAAATTATATCCAACAACTTCAGTCCCTTCTTTCTCTTGTTGACGACCAAGGATGTATACGTTATCCGCTGAGTACATAGCACCAGTTCCACCACCAACGATAGGTTTAGGGAACATACCAATCTCCATATATGTATGATTAACAACAACCAATGGAATATCTTTAAGATTCAAGTGTGGTGTAATCATACGGAACAATGACTTCATCTGCTTGGCACGACTCATGTCTGCAACAGATTTGCCATCAAGTGCATCTTCTACTTCCTTTTTAGACGCAAGATTACCAATAGAATCAATAACAATAATAAGATGGTCGCCACGTTCAACTCCTTGTAGCTGTTGCATAATATCAAACTTCAACTGTTCAACGTCAGTTAGTGGCGTATGGATAACACGCTCTGTATCAATCCCAAAAGAATCAAAGTATGCCTGTGGTGTTCCAAACTCTGAGTCATAGAACAACAATGCAGCATCTGGATACTTGTCCATGTAAGACTTAGCCATTAGCAAACTGAATGCTGTCTTGAAGTGTTTGCTTGGTCCAGCCCACATTGTGATACCTGGAGTCAAACCACCATCGAGACGACCAGACAAAGCAATATTGATTGCTGGTACAGTGGTAGGAATCATATCCTTCTTCGTGAAGAACTTTGATTGTGAAAGAATAGCAGAATCTTTAATTGTACTATTCTTGCGAATTTTATCTAGTATACTCATTTTCAACTCCTAAAATTTTATTATACACGAAGTATGGTTATTTGTAAAGTTTATTTTGGGTTAGATTTGTGATGCGGAACATCGAATACAAACGTCACACGAACTTCATTGCCAACATTTTCAGTTCCATGTTGCAATTTATTATTGAACCACAACAAAGTTCCTGGCTCTACTATGTATTCTTCATCTCCAACCATATATTTGTATCTACCTGCAATGGATAAATGATAACGATCCCTAGTCTGATAGTAGCTACCAATGTCTATATGTTTGCCAACATTACCACCAACTGGTAATGACAAAAATCCACAACGTGAATGGTCATGGAAATTTCTCTTCATAAATCTAACAATTTCTGTGTGTCTGTTATACGCAGGTGTTTTAATACAATACTCTGTGTCGCCAACATATTGAGTTTCATTCTCAACTCCACCAATAATTAACTGCAAAACACCTGCATTTATTTGTGGAAAATCAAATTCTTTCTGAACTGTAGATGCACCTTTCATCTGTGATTCAGAGTTCCAATCATCTTTGTAAAGTTTTAATTGAGCAAGAATCTTTGATACGTTGATTCCTGTTTTAATAACTTTAATATTATCCAAAGAAATCCTCCAACGATGACTTGGCTTCAACATTCCAACCAATCGGCTGTATTACAGTTTGCATTGCATCAAGGAATGTCTTTTCAAACTGCTTTTCATAATCAACAAAATCATGCAAGCTAAACTCTTTCGGCAACTCTTGCGGGAAAGCGATAACATCTTCTTGGAATGGATTTGGTTTTCTCATGTAAACAAACTTAATCTTTTCACCCTCTTTAATCAACTGATACTTCTTCTCAAGTCCAAGTTTCTTTACATAATGATTGTAAAGTAGCGAACCTCTAACATGAATAGGTGTTCCCTTTGCATAGATCGGAGAGCCAGCATAAGTCCTAAGTCCATTCACACTACGTGGGAAAGCAATATCCTCTAATGGCATTTGGTGGAATTTTTCACGGAATGTTTCGATATACGTGTGTAAGTCCGCTTGATTACCCTTGAGAATAACTTCGATCGAACTCTTAAGTTTGTCACGAATAACAGCAGGTGTACTTGACTTGACCATTTCAAGCCCCATAACTTTGAGTTTCGGTTTCGCATATTGCACTCCTTCAGAATTGTGTACGTTCAATATGTATCTTTTCTTGGCAGTCCAGATACCCTTATCAGCAAGAACCTCACGTTTCATAATCATCTTCTGTGAATATGCGTTCATATACTCACCCAATTTTTGATACGTCTGGTCAATGAATGGTTGGAAGATCTCTTCGCAAACCTTATCCATATATTTAATTTTCTGTTCGTCAGTTTTACCTTCGCAAACTTTCTCGATCAGTTCTTCCATTGTTAGATAGATTGAATCGGTATCAATCGCAATAACAAAGTCTTTACCTTCTGTCTTGAGAACTTTATTCATATAGCGATTAAACTCATTTGCCATCCAACGAATAGACAACTGACCAGAAGTAGTAATACCTTCAGCCATTCGAATATCGAAGTAACGGAAGTATTGATTACCCAAAGCACCATAAGCTGAATTCAATGCAATCTTCATTGCCATCTGCAGGTTATTCAGTCGGCTAATCTCTTTGAGAAGTTCTTTCTTGGATTTGTCGTTCTGATATTCCTGCTCAACCTTCAGCATCTGCTTTTTAAACTTACTGCGATCGGTATACATCTTTTCCATCAACTCAGGTAGGAAACCTTTAACATCTCTACGGTAAGTCCAACCATTGGCAGTCAATGCAAGATCTCTACGCTTTAAGTAAGAGGTATCAACTTCCTGATTAAGAAGTCGTTCAACATTACAGGAAAGTTTCTCACCACTCATAGTTTCAGGTGAGATGTTGTATTGCATAATCAAGTGAGGATACAAACTGTTTAAGTCAAAAGAAGCAACCCACTTGTGCATTCCAATCAATGGGTCTTTGACGAAAGCACCTTCAAATGCTTCGTTCTTACTAGATCTACCATTCGTAGGAATGGCAACTTTCTTTTTGCGAAGATGATTATACGCAATGGCATCCCACATTCTTACTTGAGAGAAAACATCTTCGTAGTTAATCTTTGCGTTGTATGCCATAGTAAGACACAACTCAATCAGTCGCATCTTATCTTCGAGTTTATCAACCAACTCTACGTCGTGAATGTTATACTCAACAAACTTTTGCCAATGATTTGCATAAAAGTCTTTGAACGAATCACCTGGATTTTCTTTCTTTGCATCATCAAGTTCTTCGCTGGCAATATAATCCAAACGATAGGACTCTTGCTTTTGATAGGTAAACTTCTTATACAAGTCAAGATAGTCAAGTTGACTTACGCCATGAATGTCAAATGAAATTTCTTCGTTACCCTTAACAAAGATCTTACGTTCATTGATATATCCCCATGGTGAAAGTTTGGCTGCAATCGCTTCGCCAAGTTCACGCTGAATACGTTTAGTTAGATATGGTACGTCAAAGAATCCAATGTTCCATCCAGTGAGAACATCAGGATAATTCTGTTGCCAGAAAATCATAAACTCTTTGAGTAGTTGTTGCTCATCTTTGCAACGGAAGTATGTTACATCCGTGCGAGTGTTTTCAAACTCACGTGTGCCAAAAGTCACAATCTGTTTAGACTGGAAGTCTTTGATTGTGATTAGTAGAATCTCTTCGTTGGCTTGTTTAACGTCAGGAAAGCCATCCTCTACTGCAGTTTCAATGTCGATGGTAAATACTTTAATCTGTTCCATGTCCCAACGAACATCACTCTCATAAGTGTCGCTGATATATTGGTGAACATAATTGGTATTTCCATAAACAGAAAATCCCTGGACATCTTTGTAGCGATCCACGAACTCACGTGTTTCTTTTACAGTTCCAGGTTTAACCTCGTCAACAATCTGTCCATCAAGAGTACGCCATTGGCTATCTGCTTTGTTTGATGTTACATAAAGTGTTGGGTAGAAATCTATCTTACGTTGAAATTGTCTGCCGTTTTCATAACCTCTAACATACATTTTGTTGCCAAAGGGGAATACGTGCGAGTAAAAAATCATCTATTATTTTCCATACATAAGTTGCATAGCATCCAGTGCGCAATCATGGACTGGATGGTGTTTGATAACATTGTGTCTTTTAAATGTTGGGTGGTCCACTTCACAATAACCATTTGTGGAACCAGTAAAACAATCAACAGCAGTTCTCACATCCCTCCACATATTATACGTGGTAATTGGATTAATGTCAAGTTTAACACACAAACTATCTATTGCAACTTGGTCAAGAGAACCACGTGCCCACATAGTTTGCTTACTGGCATTAGGATACTTTGCCATATAGTCTTTAAGTTTTTGTATCGCATCTTCTGCAAGTAAATCTTCTGACGATGGATCAAATGAAACCTTGCGAGTATACTCGTGTTGATTCTTCCACCATTCAATAGTATCTTTTGAAATGGTGCGACCAAGTCTTTCAACTTGGTCTTTGGATTTTAACTTAACGAAACATGCATCGTCAAGCAATTGTTGGTAATCAGGTTGTTTCTCTGGATCGAAATAAATCAAACTTGCAGATAAAATCACGCAGGTTGATTCAATACCCAAAGTTTCCACATCAAATACAAACATTACCAGTCTCTCTTATAACCAACTGGAGTAACAAACACTTCCAGTTTCTTTTCATCATCCCATGATTGACAGTATTCATTATCTTTATCGCACAAAGGAACAATCTCTTCTTTAGCAATCTCACGAGTGCTAACAATAGTTTCACCCAGCCACAACTGCGAGAACTCTTGCATCTCTTCAGATGTAACTGTATCTGCTGCCCATTGTTCAGCAGTACAAGGATACTCACGATCGTTATGATCATCAGGAACTTCAATTACGTAACGCTGACGAAATTGAGAAATAGCTTCTACTAATACAAACTTACTCATCAATCATCTCCTTAGTTAATTCTAGTGAATTCTTTAATGCTTTGCCAGCAACTCGCAATCCATATTCCATCTCACGATTTTTCTTAACAACCAAATCATTCTTTCTCAATGCGTCTTGGTAGTTGTCATACAACTCTACAGTATCTTTCTTAAGTTTCTCAACCCAAGTAGTTACTTTATGAATAGTGACCCAAGAACCATCAGCAAGTTTAGTGTGTCCATCACGAATACGAAACTCATCAGTCCAGCGTTCACCATTCTTATAAGATGGCATCGGTTCAAACAAAAACAATTCTTGTTGTTCTAATTTCTGTAGGAGAACATTAAAGTTTTCTTCAATCATATCTTTACCATAAAACATTATTCATTCTCCTCATACTCATACTCTTCTTCTTTACCGTTCATCGCAGCGTGAATATCGCAGAGAGTCATGTGCCAACCATCAGTGTATGTTTTTCCTGGAGCACCACATTCTTCACAGGTACGATAACTCATACTCTCAGCAAAGTTAATATAACTGTAATGCTTATCAGTTGCAGCCTGAACATAGAATCGAAGTCCACCGAACTTCTCTTTCACCTGAACCGCAACTGGAACCCTTAGTGTTTCTTCATCTAGTTTTGCTTTGGCTTCGTCAATCTGCTCTTGAGTGATATTGTCTTTACTGCCAGACCACTTTGGTTGTCTGACTTTATCTTTAATAAAGTCATAACGAGATTTTGCTTGACGATAATCAGAAGTCAATAGACCACACAGAGTATCAATGATGTTATACCAACCATCACCACATTCAAATCCCCAGCACATGGCTGTGACTCGCATATTCTCATTGCGATCTTTGAAGATTAGCGGATACTTTGCACATAGTGCTTCGTCAAGTTCTTTACGCATACCAAGTCCTATGGTTTTCTGCTACATGTTCAAGCCCATCATACTCATGAACATGCCATTTCACGTCATCAGGAATCTCAATGATAGAGATCTCCGCAGCCCAACCCCATGATGCTTGACCCATCTCTTCGATCACAGCAATCAAATCTAGATCTGAACGATTCTCATAGAAGTCATATTGAGACAAATAACCTTCTTCAGTGCCACACATACCTTCTTTATAATATTTCGCACCCATTAGTTTGCTGTCAGTTTCTTCTTTCTCAAATGCAATACCCTTACGTTCAAGTAATTTCTCAAACGCTTCATCAGAAATACCAAAGCCACCGAAGCAACGATTAATAGCTACTCTTGTCATTTTTAACTCCTAATACTCTATGTATAATTTTATCCTGAATCATATGTGGGATTGTCATATATGGAAACACGAGGAAGAATGGACATCCATTAGAACCCCATCCACCTGTCTTCAAAAACTTTCTATATGAGTCAAGATCTTGTTTACTTTTTGGGTTGAAGAATCTTTTCTGCCCCAATTTACTTTCTAGTATCATTTAATCACCTTGTCAGAATCTGCTACAGATTTATCATCACGAAGTTCAATAAATACTGGAAGGAACAAACTATCTTCACCTTGTTTATTCTTTATTCTCATATTATACTTGATAGCTACAATTTTGTCAACTAAATTTTCTTTCCAATATTTCTTGCGATGTTCCTCAGTGAAGCCAGAACCTACATTCACCTTTACAACACCATCGGCAGATTCACAAATAATTGCACCGAGCATTCCTGCAGCTTTACCCTTACCTTCTTCCACTGCAACAATCTTCAGGTCGCACTCAAGTTCACCTTTGAATTTAATCTGAGTCTTGCTACGTTTATCTTCCCAGATGCCATTCCTACACTTTAGGATGATACCTTCTTGACCATCAGCAAGCAAACCCTCGAACAATGTATTTGCTTCTTCGATTGTAGCAACTTCCCAACGATCTACCAATCCAACTTTCTTTGGCTGATAAGTGTCTATCATAACACACAAAGATTCAAGACGTTGACTATACGGAACCTGACAAACACCATTAGTGAAGTCAGCGTATGGAATCAAATCCCAAATGGTAGCATGAACCTTGCGTGCTTCATCAGTTTTAATTGTTCCCTTGTTGGCTTTATTGAGAATACCATTACCAGTCTGGCGGTCGAGGACGATACCCTTATCTTTGACCAGCAACTCTCCATCAAACACACAATTGACACCATTTGCCATTGCGATAAAATCTTCTTCAAGATTACCCAGCAGGTTTATCTCTTTACCATTGCGTGAACGAAACTCACACTTACCATCACGAACGATAGCATTGAATCGCATACCATCCATTTTAGTTTGAACATAAGCAGGGAACTGAATCTTGTCAACCAACTTCTGTTCGAATGGACTGCACAACATCACTGGATATTCAGCGATAAGATTCTTCCAAACTTTGTTGGCAGTTGATACGTCTACACCACACTTTAAATCTTTAGCGATGATACGCTCGATAACTTTTGCATCGTCAGTTGATACAGATGAGAGAAGCATTCGAAGATATTCGATTGCTGCATTACCAGTAACACGACGAGTAGATAAATCACTAAGTCCATTTATTGCATTCTCCAAAGTAGTTGTATGTTTGTCCAGTGTATACTCAGGAATCTTACGAATGTAAAACTGAGTAAATGGGTCGAGAGTCTTGAGAACAACTTCACGTAGCACTTCGTTATCGCTGTGTGCGTTTAGTTGCTCGATTTTGAAGTTACGAGAATTGTTATTCGCAAGACTCTCTAGAAACTTATGTATATTCATATTAGGCTGCTTGTTTAATGTTTGACCACTTAGCAAGTTTCTCTTTCTTTTTGATACCTGCTTGAGCCACTGCATTACCATCAATAATTTGCTCTTCAATCATCATCTCGATCATACAGAGCAAGTCACCAACTTCTTCTTCAAGACGTTCACGATTAGTGGCACCATTATGTTCACCATCGATACCGAAACGAAATACCTTACTGATTGCTTGCGCAACTTCAGCACACTCTTCTTGACAGATAAGCATAATTTCTTTTTGCTTTTCTGATGTAATTTTATTTGCTGCAAATTTATTCATTGTATATCCTTAATACCTTTCTTTATCACTTTGAAAGTCCGATACCTTTTATCGAACCTAATAAACTTTTTAAACTTAGTAAACTCCTTTGGGTTATGGAACTTAAAGTATCCATAAATCTTAGTCATACCATCTGACATCAGATATGTATGGTTAGGCTGGAGTTCGCTTTCCCAGACAGTGGTTTCTCTGGCGAGAATCATACCACCACCAACTCGTTGTAATCGATGCGTGGCTCTTTACAAGCAATCACACCATCGTACTCCAACTGGGACTTCTCGAACCATGACATGTAGTCATCACTTTCCAATGACCAGTCGAGAATATACTCACGACAGTAATCGTTATTCTTCTCGATGTCTGCAGCAGCAACAACTTCTGCGTAGTCGATGTTTAGTGGAACACCTTCAATCATGTACTCAGAGCCACCTTTCATCTTCCAGTACTGAGGACACTCACCCTTGCCATCCCAATCGTGAGCACCATAATTTTCCATATACTGAGTGCGAATAACAAGTTTCATAATATAGATCTCCTAAAATTAAACCAAACTAAAAGTTGTCTTACGTGGCATTCCAGTTGCAAATCCACTGGTTCCAGAAATAAACCCACGTGAATTTTTGCTAGACATTTTTGCTTTTGGAGCACGACGTTTACGTTCATCAACCTGAATCACACCACCAGCACGAAGGAATGCAGCGATTGCTTTTTCAGATTCAGCACGTGCTTCAGCTTTGGTTTGAACAGGGCGATTGTAGATAGTAGCAACGATTTGCTTTTTGACAGACTTTTTCATAATCAGGTTTCCTTTTTCATTCATCATAAGACTATTATACACCGAACCTGAATTATTGTAAAGTATTTTGTTTAGATAACCCTTTGGGTTGTAGGGGATTGCAACTCCTTGATTTTACTGGAGTTTTTATGTGACAAGAACCTCTACAGGAGAGGGTCTAGATGGGGATTTTAGCCTGTAAAAACGGAGCCAGCTGGGGCGATCTGAATGCCAGAACCGAAGATTCGGCTGTATTCATTGACCATGTTGACTGCTGGGGTTGCTTCGCTGGCGATGGCTGAGTTTCTTAAAAAGACTTTCTCTTCCTCAGCATATGGCATGTATGGAGCCAGTCCTACACCCATACCTGTTTGTGTTTGTTGAATTACAATAGTAGCTGGGTTTTTCAATTCAACAGAATCACCGAGAACATTGAAAACTTCTCCAATAAGTTCTTCGCCACTAATTAACTTGTATACTTTAATCATTTTCACTCTCCGCTAAAAAATCAATAAATGCTGCTGCTTCCTCATGATCTGGAAATTCTTTAATAATAAATTTTTCCTTATCATAATAATGTTGTGCAACCAATAACACATATCGTGTTTTATACACAGATATTTTCATTACCCAATTCCCACGACGAATCGTGACGAAGGATATTAAATTTGGTGAGATTTTTGCTTTCATCATACCAACTATTTATTGGTATGAAAAATTGACTTTAGAACTATGGGGAGTTTCCTCCCCATAAAATCACATCAAATAATAATCTTCTTTACCAACGCCACACTCAGGACAAAGGAAGTCATCGGGAAGTTCTTCCCATTTACCTTCTGTTTGTTCATCATGTACGTGGCCACATACTACACAAATATGTTGTTCGTTCATAATGTCTCCATAACTTGTTTGTAAGCATTAGCATGACGCTCTTCTACTTTCTTCAAAGCATTGAAACGCTTTTCTGCTTTTGCCAACACAGCCTTAAATGCTTCTGCATGTTCAAAAGATTCTTCAATCTGACCACGCATTTCTTTTTCTGCTTGTAGATTTCCTTCTGAAACTGCAATCGATTCAAACTTTGGATACATTTCTGTATACTCATAAGTCTCTCCATCAATTGCTTTCTGCAAACATTCCTTAGTGGATGGCTTGCCGATTAACAATTCAAGGTGTCCCCATGCATGTTTAATTTCTTGATCGGCAGTATGTTCGAAGTGTTTTGCAACATCTTCGAAACCTTCTTCACGAGCAATCTTAGCGAAGTAACGATATTTGATATGAGCCATAGACTCACCAGCCAATGCGCTCTCAAGATTTTTTAATGTTAAAGAACTCATTTGCAATCTCCATAAGAAGCCATCAATTTTTTGGCTTCCTCATGTTTACCATTTCTGGCAAGATCTGCTGCTGCTTTGGCGTAACCAATTCCCTTTAAGGTTATATAAACTTTGCGGAAAAATGTTTTCATTATTTCTCCTCATTCAATAATTGCTTTTCACCTTTAGACTTAATAGCAACTTTCTTTGGTTTATTTTCTTCTGGTGTTAAACGCTCTAAAGCAATCTTTAACATACCATTGAAAAGTTCTGCGTCTTTAACTTCTACGTTATCTTCCAACGCAAACCAACGAGTAAATGCACGATTAGCGATACCTTTGAATACAAAGTTTTCATCATCAGGTGTGTTGCTAACATTACCTTTGATGATTAACTTACCACCATCGATTTCAATATCGATATCTTGTTTAGAGAAACCAGCTACAGCCAATTCAACTGTATATGTGTTCTCTCCAGTTTTTCGAATATTGTATGGAGGATAGTTAGGGATGTTCTTTGTAATCTGATCATGCATTTCTTTATATTGGGCAAGCTGTTTGTCAAACCCAATAAAGAATTTGTCTAGTTCTTTATCATTCCAAAATGTTGGAACAAATTGACGATTCATAATGTTCCCCTTACTTAGTTGCGAATACTTTTTTAGCATCAAGAGAAGCTGCAGCTGTACCAACTGTAGTGAAAAATTCTACAGATGACTTAGCGACAGTCTTAGCAAATGATTGCTGAGCATCGATAAAAGTTTGGAGGGATTTTGCGACTTCTTCGTTTTTAACAAATGTCTTAACGAATTGAGTCTTTGCACCAGAGATGGTGTCGATGGATGTGTTTAATGCTTCTAACATATAGTTCTCCTATTAAGCGAGTTTAAAATTACTCTACCCCAAATGGGCGTAGAGGTTTGCTGGTTACTGTTTCCAGCGGTAGCTTAACGTACTACCAGCTTTATACGATTCGTAACTTAGCGGTCCTAAGGTGAATTCTTGATGGTGTTTCTTGGGCTGGTACTTCCATCAAACCAGTTCCCATCCCGAGGGATGCGTACTTGCATGGGTAATTCTATTTATGCAGCAGGAGCTTCTGCTTTAGCAGCTTCTTGTTGCTTAACAAGTTCTTCTACTTGTGGCTCGCCTTGTTGTTTAACCTTAGTGATTAAAGCAACAACTTCCTCGAAAGGATGTTTACCAAGGACACGAAGAATCAAATTACACTCTTCAATAGTTAATTCAAGTTTAATCATTTATTTCACCTTTTTTCCGATATTATATTTAGGAACAAGTTCCCACTCATCTTTCTCTTTATAAGAGACTACTTTAATTTGAGATAAAGATGCTTTAGGATCTGCTTTCGAAGAATGTAAAATTTTTAATAATTCCCAATCTTCCAAAAGAGATGCGATAGCATTTCTTCTCTCAATATCACCAGAAGTGATATTCGATTCTTTACCATCCAAAGCAAATAGTTCTTTGAAGTGAACGATAAAGTATCTACCCTGCTTATGTAAAATGTGGCAGGATTGATATAATTTCTTTTCTTTTCTGGAAGCAATCCCAATACGGGTAAGTGTCTCACGAACCTTCAAAAAGTTATCTGGTTCAGGTAAAGTCACTTCAAGCATGGACTCTGGCGTCCAGTCGTAGTAAATCATCTCAACAGTCATTATTTTCCACCTTTGTATAATTTTTGTTCTATCATAGCCAACTGCTCTTCAGACAATACGCTTAGTGCCTGTTTAGCCTTTTCGTTAGAATAGCCATAGTATTCTTTTACCAAACGCAGTGAATCAGAAATGGTATCTTTTTTGGACCATTTACTGAATCGCTTTTTCTTGGTAATACTATTTAGCAAAAACGAAAATTGCCATTGTTTAGGAATCCCATAATGGCGATTCATTTCGTTGGCATACAATAGGGTATCTGGAAAATAAGATAACCCTTTATTGACGATCCAAGCATTATAATCCTTATGTGCTTGGGGATCTTCAAATAGGTTCTGCTTCGTAAAATTTATTGCATTAATATAATCAAATGGACTCATGAATCAAACCCAACTTCTTTCAAGTTATCAGGAGTCGCAGCAAACTTTTTACCTGGATATCTTTTATCCAAGTTTTCTTCTAGTTCTTTGCGATTAGTTCCCTGAGCCATAAATGTATTGTCGGGAATTGAATATACAAAATATCCATGTTCTACCTTCTCAATTTTAATTGGAAAATATTTCTTTTTAATTTCATCTAATTCTTGTTCCAGCAATTCAAGTGTGTCATCTTCACGCATCTTTCTAACTTCAGCAATTGCTTTAAATTCTCTAAGATGCCAACCAAGACGCACAAGTATAATGGCAACCAAAATGTATAAGAGTGGTTCCATACCATATCCTTATTTGAATTTGCACTGAGCCATAATTTCTGTCAGTGCTGCCATAATATTTATCTCTTGGTCTGCTACGAATGCTGCTTTATATTGATAATCTGCAAGAATAAGAATCATTTGAGGGATGCTAACTTCCTGCATGTTTCCAACTGCATTATCATACAACTCACGAAATAATGGAGCAGTTCCCAACTCACTATTCTTTCCAACCCACTTGCGAACTTCACCGAAGTTCTTTTCCTTCATGTCCTTGACAAGTTGTTTGTAAGATTCAGCACTGGTATTAATAAGAATACCAGAATCAATCTTACCAGAAACAGAATAGCGTTGTAGTTCGTTCAGAATGCGACGATAGTCAGGGAAGTGTTTAATGATGAGTTCAGAAACTACCTTTGGATCAAACTCAATATTCTCTTGCTTGAGAATCTGTGCTGCACGTTTGAAGAATGTTGCAGCAATCTCTTGTTTGTCTTTGGAATCAATCTTAAACTCAATCACAGCACAACGGCTATGGAGTGGTTCAATAATACGATTCTTAAAGTTACATGTAAATATAAAAGAACAGTTGCCAGAGAACTGTTCGATAAAGTTACGAAGAGCAGGTTGCACTGACTCAGCATTCATATAGTCTGCTTCGTCAACGATAACTACTTTCTTGGCATCCGTCAGGGATACTGTTGACGCAAAGTTCTTGATTGTAGTTCGGAGAGTGTCAATAGAACGACCCTCATCCGATCCGTTAATCATAATAAAGTCAGCACCTACTTCATTGCAAAGTGCTTTCGCAATGGTAGTCTTACCGACACCAGCTGTTCCACAGAATAGGAATGTGGGTAGCTGTCCTTTAGATACATATTCCCTGAATGTTTGTTTCAACGATTCAGGGAGAACACATTCATCAATTTTCTGTGGGCGATATTTCTCAACCCACAGAAACAAATCATCACGAGATTCAATCATAATTAATCGCCATTCATCATTATAAAAATTTCATTTAACTTACGTTCAGCTTTTTTTTCTTCTCGCTTTTTACGAGCAAGATTATTTTGTTTATCGAAACATTCTATACAATAATCTCTAACATCATTGTCGTGTTTCCTGTCTTTTTCAGGTTTCAAATAGAAATGGGAAAGTGGTTTATCCTCTCTACAAGAGTTACACCATTTAACAGCCCTCGCTTTGGATCCATCTAGAGTTTGCACCCAGTGGTCTTTAACGAGTTTTCTACATACTACTGCTAAATTTTCTTCCCTCAAATGCGTCATAATATATCCTCACAATAAAATAACTGCGATTATTCAAATGTTGAATCTGCTTCTACTGCTACATAATAAACCAAATCGCCAGCACCTTTGAAACGAGAGATCTTCTTTGAAGAAATGCTCACATCATAATCGCCAGGAATCATCTTTAGATTCTCAACTTTCAAGTTTGCTTTGAAAGTTTTGTTGGTCGTTCCAACAGTTTCATTAAAACTATTGGCAGTAGCATTCTTCTTGTCACCAACAACAGCAATGATAGTTGAGCCATCACCGATAATTGATAAGTCTTCGCTGCGAAGAACACCAGCAGTCTTACGGAGCATATCCAACTGAGTAGCAGTAAGTTTGAAGTTTACTTCTGCGTCAGGGAATGTGATTGCTTTCTGTGGAGCAGTCAACACTTCAGGTGATGCAGCGAAGTATTTAATCGTGCTCTTACCTTGTTTGATTGTAACGAACTTCTCACCGAACTCAAGTTCAGGATCTTCGAACAAAGACATCGCACCCAAGAACTCATTGAGATCGTAGATACCAAAGTCTGGGAATGTTTCTGCCACTGTAGTGTCAGCCATCACATTTTTCTGTGATGAGATGGTTGCAAGTTTATTACCTTGCTTTAACAACAGATTGCTGTTAATACCAGCAAAGTTTTTAATTACTGCAACTGTTTCTTTTGATAACTTCATTTACTTCTCCTATTCAAATTAACATAACTATGTATTCTTATTTTACTTTCAAATTGATTAAAAGTAAAATTATTTTTCATCTTTAGAATACTTCACATCGTGTTCGTACAAAAACATCAAGCAGCACATTGCATGTGCCAAGTGATTCTTGCCAGTTTCGGGATCGTTTTGTTCTCCCTCTTTCCATGCCCAAAGATGTCTTTGCATTGCATCAAAATATCTACGCTTGGAATCTGGAACATGTTTCCAATTATCTGGCTCGTATTTCTCCGCACCAAATGTAAGGATCTCTACTGTGGCTTTTAGAGCCAAAGGTGGAACCAAACCATACTGTAGTTTGTTACCATCAAATTTACGACCACCTGTAGTGGCGTTCTGGGATTTTTTAATTTCTTCTTTAGTTGCCATTGTTTCTCCACTACGAAATAATTAGTGCTGGTTTATCATTTTATAGTCTCAAACCAGCAAATGTCGACTGCTTCGTTTCGTGGAATTTTAGGCATCCACAGGATCGCAACAACCCTATCGCCTTTCGGTGGTGACGGACTTAACCGTAGACACAGCAACCGAATTCTTTAATTAACCACGTGTGAATGCATTGGCACCACGAACTGCTGCAGCGAGTGCTACCATGCTACGAGTTGGTGAACCGATACGATACTTAACAACTTTAGTACCATTCACAACTGCATCGTTTGCGTATACGCAATAACCTTGCTCACGCAAGTTACGAATAGTAGAAGCTGGGTGAGCAATGCCGAAAGATGCAGAAATCTGCTTGGCAGTGAATACCTTACCGTTTTTCAAATGTTTCAAAAGTAGATCTTGTTTAGACATTATAAAATATCTCCATAATTAACGCCATCAAAAAAAAGATCGAGCAAAGTGATGGCAGTCTCTCGCTCGACTATAAAATTAAACTTCGATACCATTCTCACGAAGGATTGCGTTGAAGTCTTCAACATCAGCATCGTGAACAGCGGACTCATCAACCAGTTTCTCAAGACGAGTTTTCTTTGGGGCAACTGCTTTAGGAGTCTTAACTTTAATGGCTTTAGGTTGTTTCACTTTAACTGCTTTGGGAGCAGATTTAGCAGCGACGAAGTCAGACAACTCTTTGTCAGATGGCCATGGCATTTGGTAAGTACCACGTCCAACGATGTTAGTTTTCTGAAGCCACATTGGGAAACCCAATTTCTCGCCAGTAGAATCACGTTGTTCTTTCAACAGGAAGTAACCAGCAAGTAGTTCTTTCCAAGTAAGATCTTTTTGATTCTTGTACTGAGGACATACATCCAAAATACGGACACAAAATGCTTTTTGTGCTTTAGAGAGGTCAGCAAAATTTTTCATAATAAATTCCTTTTCAAAGATTAATAATCAACTTACAAATGTAATTATACCCTAATTCCTATTAATTGTCAAATTAAAATGGAACTTCCTGAGTAGGTTCTTGCACAACAGGTGCTTCCACTACAGGTTCGGGTTGAGGGTTTGCAACTTTATCATACAAGTCAATGAATGCAGCTTTCGTTGCAGCATCGAAACGATTGCAACAAAGTTGGACTGCTTTCTCCCTGTTCTTGAAGATTGCAAATGCACGAACGATATGGATCATACGACGAGTCGTAATTGTTTCATCCACACCACCATCCTCGAAAGTGCGACGGATTGCATCTGCCCACTTCACAAGGGTCTCTGCAAACTCTTCGTCAATACACGAATAAGTTTCCATGAGATTCTTGATAATCTTAATCTCAACTTTTGCTGCTGGATATTCCTGTTCAAAGGTAACAGCGAATCGCTCCAAGAATGCTTCGTTGAGTACGTTAGTACCGATGTAACGACCATCGTCACTACCCTTACCCTTAGTGTTCGCAGTTGCAATAACATTGAATCCAGGTGCAGGGACAATCATTTCATTTTTGAGTTTAAAGTAATATGGTTTACCCTCAAGAATCGGTTGCAAGCACAATAGAGTATTGGCTGAACCAGCATCAATTTCGTCAAGCAATAATAGAGTGCCAGTACGCATAGCGATAAGAACTGGACCCTCGACAATTTCCACGTTACCATTTTCAAGAGTTTTGGTACCGATGAGTTGTTCTTCATCAGTCATCATGTTAAGGTTAACACGAATCAATGGACGTTTGTATTTGGCACAAATCTGTTCAACCATGGTAGACTTACCATTACCAGTCGGACCACTGATATATGCAGGGTAGAAAATTGCTGACTTGATAATAACTTCCAAGTCTGAGTAGCTACCAAAGGGAACGAAGTTATTGTCCTTCTTAGGAATCAACGATTCAGTATTTGTATAATCAACCACGAAAGACTCTACAGGTTCAGATTTAGTTTTGATAACAGTATTCCCAACTACAGCAGTAGCAGGTTTACCACCATTGATTGAATACAACCCACGACCAACAACATCTTGCATTAGCCACAAAGGATGATAATCAATTTTGTTCTTAGTACGAACTTCCAGCAATTGCTTGCGTGTCACAGTGCCACTGGTTTTAACGTCAGGGAACATTTCAAAGAGTTTATCTTCGAAGAATGCTTTTTGTTGCTCAGTAATTTTTGCCATCATTCACTCACTTTCATAATAAAAAAACAATTTCACAGACCAGACCAAATTTCAAGAACCCCACCATCAGGATAATCAGCAGGTAACACAACAGACCGAAGGTAATCATAAGCTAAACCAAAATTAGCGAAACCCTCAGAAACAACAATTTTATTCACAGTATCAATAACAAAGAAATTCATAACAATCCTTTCACTCTATACAATAATTATACGCCATTTTTGAATTATTGTAAAGCATTATTTTAACCCTCTATTCCAGAGGGTTTGCAAGACCCTACAATCCGTAGGGTTATGCCACATAGCCAATAAAGTTGTTCAGAAGGACTCGGCTAGTTTTCTTGGTATTCAAGTACTTACCAAAGTTCTTTGCAATAGACTTAGCATTAGCGTCTGGATTAACATCCAACTCACCCTCTTGAATCTTAGTTGATGATTGAGGAATCAGGAACAAGTCATCACGACCTGTATTCTTGATTGACGCAAAACCCTTGCTACGGAAATCTTTCCTCCACTCATCAATTAGGAAATACTCACTACCCCTAAATTCTGGAAGATTAGCACCGATTGCGCAACGTAAGTCACGACGATTATTTTGACAGATATGAAAACCTAGTACTGCAATTTCATAACGATCTTTCATCATCTGCAACAATGTTCTGGTTTGTTGATTACCATACCTAGTAATCTCATAAGTCTTTTGTGTAATCTCATCACGGATATAATGCTTCTGTTTGATACGTTTGTATTCAGAACCAATAATTTCAGTCCGAGTATCATCAAGACCACGATGATGACCAACAGCACTCAAAGAATGTCCTTCGCCATCGGTGAGAGTGATGAAAGTCATCTTCTCGATATTGTTGTTTTTAACAAACGAACCGATGTTGTTGTAGCACCATACCAATGCTTCATTTAATGGAGTGCCACTGGTTTCATAACCCTTGTTCCACTGAAACTTCCAATGCAGCAAACGACGTGACATAGAATTAAATTCACTGGTAGTCATCTTGTTGCTAAACAATTCAAGAAGATTAAATGGGTTAGATGCACTACCAATTAGTTTCTCGTGTTCAGCTTTCGCTAGTTTTGCTTGATTGAATTCACGTTCATATTGGTGTCTTTTTGCACGTTCTTCATCTGAGGTATATGCAAGTTCACGATTGTAATCGAAATATGCTGTAGTAAAAGCATATACACGATATGGAATTTGAACACGATTACAAAACATAGCCAAGTTAATAACTTGTTTGATAGTATCTTGCAATACATCACACATAGAACCAGACCAATCAACCAACATAATCATACCATGGTTTTTACCCTCAGGTAATGTAGTCACACGTTTGAAGATATCATCTTTGAGTTTATATGCATAAACTTTCTTCATGTCCAAAGAACCAATCTTGGAAACTTGAGCACGTTTGTAAAGAGTAGCACTCTTACGCATCTCAAACTCTTTGACAAGATAATTCACTGCACGACTAGAATCAACTTTGAATTGTTCAAAATCTTTCTTCTGTTTATTTTCCATATTGGAGATATCTTCTTCGCTCCAATAATTATATCTTCGTTGTGGATTCTCATCACTCGGCTCAAGCCACTGCTCTGGTGATTTTGTTTCTGAAAGAATTTTCTTGAATGGAACAACAACTTCGTCCATATATTCACTGTCAAACTTCCAGTAGTTATACTCAGTACTTTCGTCAGCGAGTTCGCTTAGTTTATTGGCAAAGTTGCGTTCAGTCTTTGACTCAAGATCATCTTGTTCATTGGACTGCTCATCGTTTTGCTGGGACGATTTTGAATTCTGGATTGGTTTATCCAATTTCTCCATATCATCGAGTTCTTCTTCATCAAACTCTTCGTCATAGTTGATGTCAAAATCTCCCTCAATAGGATCTTCATCATATTCAGAATCACCATCGTCATCTTCAGGATCGCCCATTTCGATGGCTTGCTGTTTACGATCTTCAATTTGTTTCTTGGAAAATTCATATACGTCAGTTGCTAAAGCAATGACATCGTCAATGGTTTCGGTGCGTTCAGCACGTTCTACAAAACTCTTTTCTTCAGGTGTGAATTTAACACCACAGAATGCACCTGCTTTAAAGTAAAGATTAATCTTGTCGATGAGCAACAAATCGTTCATTGATTGAACCTGACCAACACCAAAGAAGTCACGATCGTTGAGTTGTTTATATCCATCACTCATACGTTTACGTAGACCTGGATATTTACGTTTGATTAGTTTCTCGATACGCACGTCTTCGATGACGTTTAAATAACCACGGATTTTTGGGTTATCTTCGATGGGTTTCATATATGCGTCAGTCGTGTATAGTGCGTGACCAACTTCATGACCAATCAACATATCTTCAATTTCTGGGGACATTTCTTTCCACATAGGAAGAGTCAACACACGACTCTTGATGTCGAAAGATGCAGTGCGAGTTCTTGCACGAACCACTGAGAGATTCTCAGTTGCAAGAAGTCTTGCGGATAGATCGCTAGATTTAATTTCCATAATTTATTCTCCGAATGCCATATCAAATTCAAACTCAGTCAATGCTTGCTCAACCACATCACGATTAGACAACTTTATCGGTAGGATGTGTTCAAACTCACACACGTTGCCAATGTCATACTTATGACAAAGACTGGCTAATTCAAAGTCGTCAAAACTACTCCACTGATTTTGCATAATTTTCTCCATTCTATAGTAGAATTATGCCCGAGTTTTGATTATTTGTAAAGCACTATCGTAAGTCGTTGATTTTAATGGAAAAAATAACCCTACAGGACGTAGGGGTTTAGCGTTTCAGAGTGTTTTCAACAATTTTTGCAATAAGAGGATCTTTGTTCATTCGCCCAATATCATCCAATGCAGTTTCTAAAATTTCAATTCTATCTTTCTGCTCATAAACTCTATTGCGCAAATTACCTTGATCCAACCATGATAGAATCATGCTGATAAGTTTTGGAATAATTTGTTGCCAAAATTCCATTATACGATAACACTAAAATCGTTCCTCTTTTCAAATTTAATAACGCTACGGAATTTTTCGAAGAGTTGATCGCCTTTATGCGAGATAACAAAGATATTTGACTTTTCACCAAACTGGTTCATCAGATTAAGGAAGTAATCAGTTCCTGCAGTATCCAATGAAGAATCAAAAATCTCATCAAGTAATAACAAGTTTGTATTCACTGAGTTCTTCATCTTTGCAATCTGTCGCCAAGTGAATAGGATGGCTAAGTCAATACGCATCTTCTCACCCTCAGAAAAACTTGCGTAAGTAAACTCATCACGATAACGAGATTTAATAACTTCATTAAATGCTTCATCAAGTTCAAAGTGAATGTAAGTATCCATTGAATTCAAATACTTATTGATGAGTTTATTCATGGTAG